GTTCCAGGTCACGAGTACATCATTGGTACGGACTCAGCTATGGGTTCGAAAGAGGGGGACTGGTCTGCTGCGCGTGTGTACGACAGGCACGCCAAAGAAATCGTGGCAGAACTGTATTCTAAGTACTCGCCAGAGTTTCTCGGTGAGCAGGCTGTGCTGGCCGCAAAGTATTATAATAACGGCTTCATCTCCCCTGAGGCAAATAATCACGGATATTCGACCATCAGCCACATCGTAAACCAGATGGGCTACCGGCAGATGCAGCTAAGACGTCCAGGGAAGGCGATTCGACCTGGCAAAGACCCGTCTCAGATATATGGCACGGTTATCGGCGCTCACAATAAGGCGCGAATAATCGACGAGCTGCGCCGCCGCATTCGAGAAAAGGCCTACACTGAGCACTCGCGGCGCTTCTGCCATGAGTGTACGACGTATGTGCGCACTCAGGCTGGCAGATATGACCACATGCCAGGGGAGCATGACGACCTGATTGATTGCACCGCACTGATATTTGAAGCGGACAACCGAATGCGCCCCGTGTTAGAAGTGGCCGATAATTTGACGAGAACAGAAAAGACGGACAACAGTGCAAGTCGCGGTGGTCGCGGCAGGCGTGGTATGCGTCCTCAGAAGCGTTTTTACCGTGGAGGAAGCCGATGACACTTTTGGTGGCAGGAGCTATGACAGTCGTTGGGTGCTGGGCTGGTTGGTCTGCAAGGGATTGGATTGAGCGTGCGCTTGTCAGGTTCTCTGAATTGCCTGACTTCCCAGACTCTCCAGAGAAAAGCAACGCACTGGAGTGGTCGCAGGTGCCTATTCACCAGAAGCGTCAGTTGGCTCTGGCTATGAAGAAACGCGACGAGAACGGCAGCGGGGATTGACCTTCAATGGACTACAGAAAAACAAATGCGAGTTATCCGCCTATTGTGGTCCCAAGGCGCAGAGGCGTGAGGAGGAACCCGGACGGGACCGTGTCATCTCACCTTATGGCAACAGAGACACTCGACGGCAAAAACTGGGTTTCATTCCCTACTTTATTCCAAGACCCAGACGGAACCTGGGTTGATAAGTCCAAGGGTAAGTGGATTGACGCCTACAAAGAGGCAAAGAAAAGAGGCGAGGTCATAGAGTTTGGACCTGACAAAGAAAGAGCATTAAGGTTCGGAGAAGGCTCTTGGAAGTCGTCATACTCTCCAGAGCCAAGCGCAGGGATGGACCCTTTTGACTTTATATCTTCAGAAATCATGCGGATGATGAAGAAGTAGCATTTTTGCTCTGGCTATGAAGAAACGCGACGAGGGAGAAGATGGATTATAGCGATAAGCCAAAAAAGCCGCTTGGCCTATACATGGCTACAGAGCTTCCAGTCGAGGCTACGGTTGACATTAGGGTTGAGAGAGAAGGCGGGTCTGGCCAAGAAGATGCTCGCAAAATCGTAGAGATGCTGAAGCGGAAGCAGAAGAAGCCTCTCTCTCTCTTCGATGATGTCTCTGGGATGCTCGAGGAAATATCAGAAGACCCGTTTGGTGCAGCCGCCAAGTATGCAGTAAAAGGAGATAAGTAATGGTTTATTGGCTTGAAAACGCACCGATGGTGGGCGGTTGGATCACCGCACTTGTTGGTAGCATCCTTCCTGCTATTGCCTCCATCGCTGGCTCAGCCATGAGCACGAGCGCACAAGAGAAGCAGGCTGAGATTGCAAGAAAAGAGGCGGCTAGACAGCGAGCAGTTGAGGCTGCGCTGCTCCAAAAGCAGCAGAACGACGCTTTAGTCAAGCAGGCCGTTACTCCACAGCGCGGGCCATCTATGCCTTTTGATCCTGGTCCGACTGCTGTTACCCCGATAGCCACAGACCCATTCGGATCAGTAGCTCGACAGCTTGTTGATGCTGGACCAAAGCAAAACCCATTCATGCAGGCATAGGAGATTGGTAATGGACTACGGTAGTTTTAGTAGATATGGAAAAGCACAAGGCATGTCGCCAAGCCCCAGCCAGGGCCAAGAGGAATCCGCTGGAGCGCTTGAAAACATGCTTTTTGAGCGTCAGATGCAAGCGAAAGAGCTCGAGAACATGGCCCAGGGGCTGATGTCTCAAGATCCAGCGATTCAACAAAAGATCCAGATGGAACTTAAGAAACGATACCGCCTGAATCCAGCACAAAAAGCTGCGATGCAGATGTTTGCCCCATCAGATACAGCGCGTTCTGCATAAGAGGTAACCTATGCCATCCTCTGGGATTGTCGATCAGTACACTCGCTTCGACAGCGAGAATGGCGAGAGCTGGTCACCCACGCAGGGTGAGGTTGAACTCGTCAATTACGTCACCAAACAGTTTGAGCTGTGCGAGCGGTTCAAGAAGCCGCACGTAAGGTCTGCGTACTACACGATATCGTTTTACCTCGGCCAGCAGTGGCTGAAGTACGACCGTGTGTCTCAGGTACACGACGCAATAAAGTTTGAGGAGTGGGAGGAGGCCCCGGTCACCAACTACCTCAAGCGAGTGATTGATGACGTCACGGCCAAGGTTACAGAGAATCGGCCTGCGGTTACCGTCGTTCCTGCTACTTCCGATGAAGACGACCAAGAGGCAGCGCGTGCTAGCGAGAAGCTTCTTGACCATCTGTGGATGGAGCTAGACTTTGGGGATGGGATTGAGGAGGCAGTGAAGCTGGCTACGCTGACAGGCTTGTCTGCTATCAAAGTCTACTGGAACCCGAGTGGTGGCGAGCAGTACCAGCCAAACCTCACGGAGATGGAAGTCGCCGCGCAGGTTGAGACGGCTGTCGGAGATGTCGGACCTCGGATGACAGGGACTCCAGACTGGGACGTCTTGTCGCTGATGGAGTTTGGGTTTGACCCAGGCGCTCGTCGCTGGTCTAAGTGCCGATGGGCGTATAGCCGTAACACCGTACATATTGACGTCCTTCGCCAGACCTACGAGAAGGCGAAGTACATCAAAGCAAACCGGCGGTTGAACTTCGACCACTACCAAGTGCAGCTTATGGACAAGCTTCGCGGAGACCAGCACAACTCAGCGCAGAGCCTCTCCGAGCATGTCGAGGTTATCGAGTACTACGAGCGTCCTTCCCCGCGACATCCGAACGGTATGTTTACAGTCATTGCCGGTGGGCTGGTCATGTACCACCAAGAGAACCTGCCGTTTGGCAAGCTGCCGTTCTACCCGATTCGCGATGGAAAGATTCCTGGCCGAATGATTGGGCATGGGCGTGCAGCCTCGCTTCTTGACCCACAGCATGAGGTGAACAAGCGCGACAAGGACATTCGAGAGCACGCTAACCTTATGGCGCAGGCCAAGTGGATTGTGGCCGAGGGCTCGCTGAAGAACGGTAACTACATCAGTAACGAGCCTGGTGAGATTGTGGAGTACAACCCAGGCTTCCCGGCTCCTCGTCCGATGGTGAACCCTCCGCTGCCTCAAGAGCACCTAGTGATTAAGAATGGTGCGGTGGAGACCATATTCGAGCTGTCTGGCCTGTCGTCTTTGACCCGTGGCCGTATCCCGTCGAACATGTCTGGTCGTGCAATCGGCATGGCGACGGACCTTGAAGCGACTCTGCTTGGGCCGCTCGTCAAAGAGGTCGAGAAGGCTATCTGTGGTGTTGGCTCGATGCTGCTCACTATGTGGCGTGACATGATGCCAATCCCATACACCGTCCCGGTCATGGGCAAGAACTCGGTTAGCGAGCTGATACGATTTTTCTCAAGCGATATCTCGTCCACTGATGTCAAGATGCAGGGCGGCTCCATGCTACCTAAGCTGCTGTCGTTCCGGCAGGAGCGCCTGCTGATGATGTGGGAACGGGGTGTATTCGGCAATCCGCAAGACCCAATGAACCAAGTCAAGTTCAGAAAGATGCTTGAGTTTGGCGATACGGACATCATCGACGGCGACAACAGTCGAGAGCGCCGATATGCCCGTGAGGTGAATGAGATGCTGAAGATGGGCACGTTCATCCACCCGAACCCAGCTATCGACTCAATGGAGATACAGATTGACGAGCGGACTGACTACATGCAGTCGGCTGAATATCGTCGCCTGTCCCCAGAGATTCAGAACTTGTTTATGCGAAACTTGGCCTGGTGCTACTACTATGCATCGCAGTCTCAGCAAGGTGTTCCTTGGTGGACTCACGTTGATGAGGAGGCGATTCAAGTAGAAGCTTGGCCACCTTTCATGCAAGAGCCACCGCCGCAGCAACAGCAGCCAGGGCAACCGCAGATGGCGCAGCCTGAGCCGATGGATGCGTTCGGCATGCCTCCAGAGGCTGCACAAGAGATGCCTCCTGAGCTTATGGAGCAGATTGCCGCGCTATCCCGAGGCAACACGGGAACTCAGATTGCCATTCCAGAGGAGGACGGTGGTGTCATGGGTCCAGGCGTGGGCGAGTTTGACATGGCACCGTCTGAGGGAATGTAATACAGTCCGCTAGCGGCAAATAAGTTTCCAAATTTTTGACAGTGAAAATTTGCTGCTTGTAGTTTATGCACGCAGGCCAATGGGCTTGTGTGTGGTTATCCCAAACAATCGGGTGGCGCTCCGTCAATGCGCAGGGAGAGAACCATGTCAGCAGAAGGCGTCACGAGCATTGACTCCGGTACGGAATCGCAGGCCGTAGGTGGTGAGGATTTGGCAAGCACTCCAGCAGTGGAGGTTGCCGCGACATCGGATGGGGCTGGATATGCCAGCGAGGGCGATACCTCGTCAAGTCCGGGGCCGGTGCCGTATGACAGATTTCAACAGGTAATCGCGCAGAAGAACGATTATCAGGCGAAGGTAAACGACTATCAGGACCAGATATCTCAGTTACAGCAGTATATTGAGTATCAAAACTCACAGTCACAACAGACTGTGGACCCTGTAGAAGCGTTGCGAAAGGCGTTGCAGCCAGAGCCAGAGCCCGAATATGTAGACCCGCTTGAGCGCAAGACGCAAGAGCTGGAGAAGCAGCTTTCGGAGCTTTCGCAATGGAAGCAGCAGCAGGTTGCAGAGGTAGAGACAGCGCGGCTTCGTGACCACTTCCGGTCGCTGGCTGACTCGGCTATTTCGGATTACCCGAATGCAAACAAGCACGAGATTGCGCTGGCCTTCTTCCAGAACCCGAACCTCACACTGTCTCAAGTACGAGACGTTGCTCGTCAATCACACGAGCGCGAGACTTCGACCTGGAAGGGGCGGTTTGCTCCTGCGGCACCAGCGCCGGGAACCAATAGCCCACCAGTACTGCCTCAGAGCGGTATGGGTGGCGTTGGCGAGAGGCAGCGTATTACGTCGATTGCTGATGCCCGTGAAGCGTTTTTGGCGCGAGTCGGAATTGACTAATGCTGACGCCCTGCGGGGCATGGAGAAGTAAGAAATGGCTAACCAGACAGAGTCGCTAAGTACGTTTACAGACGCCCTCAAGGAGACCTACGAGGACGGAATCAAGGACCAGCTCAACCGAGATGTTGTGCTCTATGACGCGCTCCAGAGCGGGACTCGCAAAGTGAAACTTGAGGGTAAGTACCTCAAGTTCTCCACTAAGCTTGGCCGTGCATATGGCGCTCACGCTATTAGCGAGGACGGAAACCTACCAGAGGCAGGGCTCGCTACACGCGATCAGGGTCAGATTGACCCGAAAGACGTTTGGGGCCGAACACGCCTGAGCAAGCGGCTTATGGCTATTTCAAAGTCTAACCGTGGCGCATTTGCTGATGCCTTGGCTGACAAGATGGATGACTTGCAAGAAGACCTGAAGTACGAGGTTGCTCGTGCGTTGGTTGGAAACAAGGCATCTGGTAGCGTCACAGGGATTCTCGCTAAGTTTGTGTCTAACAATACTTCCGATGTTGTCCTTGAGGACAACTCTGGCAACGTGCAACTACGTCCAGGAATGCCTGTTGTAATTGGAAGTGCGGGCGACCTTGCTGGTGGTACTGCTGATGCTGGCACTATCGTTTCTATTGATAGCACCACAAACATCACATTTAGCAAAACCCCTACTGCAACCGCAGGCGATTTCTTGGTTCGTGGTTCATCTAGCGAAGTAAACGCCTACGACAACGAGTTCACTGGCATCGCCCACATCGTGGACGACCAGGACGCCCTTTACACAATCGACCCAGCCACTCACCCGCAGTGGGCTGCATACGTTGACGACAACGGCGGCACCTCGCGGCCTTGGTCGCACGACCTGATGAACAAGATGGTTCGCTCCATCAAGACGCAGTCTGGCAAGCGCCCAGACTACATCACGGGTCACGACGCACAGGTTGATGAGATTGCTAACACTCTCGTTAGCGATGTTCGTTATGAGCCTTGCAAGTTCAAGGGTGGCTACGAGCGTTCGTTCCTCACTTGGAACAACGGTGAGCGCGATGTGCCTATCGTTCCCGATGACATGTTCGCCCCAGGTAGCCTGTACTTCCTGAACATGGACTGCTTGGCTATGTGTGAGACTGTTCCTATGGGCTTCGACGAGACCGACTCGCTCATGCAGCGCGTGACAGACAAAATCTCGTTCGAGATTGTCTACGGAACCATCGGCAACCTTGCTTGCTTCCAGCGTAATGCGCACGGACGTTTGGACGACCTCCAATACGATACCGCAAACTTCGCATTTGCTAACTAAGTAAGCTAGTCTGGGGGCCGCTTGGCCCCTGGGCTTTTAAGTCAGTCTAGCGGCAGGGCTACGAGAGAGGTTCGACTCCTCTGATTGGCTCCGAGAATACATTCCCTGGGGAGGGTAGATACAATGGCAATTCGTAACGACAATATTGAGCTGGCCTACCAAAGCCTGTTTATTCCTGCAACAGAGTTCAGTGGTGTCGGTGTTATACCGGACTCGTCACTTAGCGGCGATGCAGAGACCCTTGAGCTGGACATCGTCTCCGCAGGGACGAACGATGCTCCGCTTTCCGAGGTTGGAACCACAGGGCTTGTTGGTCTAGAGATCGAGACATCTGGCTCCCAGGTGAAGCACTGGATGGCTATCCCTACGTTCATGGACTTGAGTGAAGACATCTACGTCCGTGGCCACTGGGTCTCTGCCAGCGATGAGCCGAATGATACGTTTACGGTTGCTGTAACTTACCGCCAGTATGTTGATGGCGACACATTTGGTGCTGGACCAACAGCAAGCTTGACAACGGCAATCCCTGCCGACAACGCTGTGGGCAGCGGGTCTACTGTATACCAGACCACAAAGGCGGGTACGCTTGAAGCTTACAGCCTATCTCTTGATGCGCACGATGCGGTGGAGTGGATTGTCACCTGCACGTTTGCAGCCGACGACAACGGGGATGGCACTCCTGGGGATGGTGATTTTGACCAAACCAAGCACTTCCTTGGTCTAGAGTTTTTCTACCTTCCAAAGCTGACTCCTGGCGCGCAAACGTCCAAGGTTGCACTTCCTTCAAAGGTAGTAGTGGCTGAGTAATGGGTAATATAATCCTCGACACTCGCGGTGATGTGCGGCCAGCCCTCGACCCCGAAGGATTCCGCAAAGTCACTGGCATCAACTGGAAGACTCCCCACAGCCGCCGATTGCAGCGACTTTGCGGGAATCCAAAGCTGGTTGTTGGCTACGACGGCGAGGCTAAGGCCTGGGCGATTGCCCATGTCCAGCCGACTGTCGTGAAGCGCGAGTTTGGTGTGCGCGAGCAGACACACGTTGAGGATTTGCCTAACATCTGGTCGCACTGGCGGCGTGGGATATTCGAGGACGTTCTGCCGGGTGAGATTGACACCCCTCTGTATATCCACGACCCACGCCTGCCTACATACATCTTAGCCTGCGACCGAACCCAAGGCGGGGCTCAGGCGGCGGCAGAAATCAAGATGAGGAGAGAGCGGA